AAAGTTTGTCATGGCTGAGAGATAATGAACTCAGGTACGGTAAAAATCCCACAGATATTACAATGGATAATCAGCAACCAAGCCTCTAAATCCGATATGATTAGGACATGAGGAAGGCTCAACGACTAAATGGTTTTGGGTTTGAGAAGTCTAATCAACTTCAATGATAGCTTAAGATATAGTCTAATCCCTAGAAACATAAAATACACCGAAAGGTGGGGTATAACGTGATGTGCAGTATCACGAAGTAAAAATCAACCTTGATATCCGTCCTATTGACGAGTGTCTATGGGCTGTTACAACTCTTTCATGTGCCGCTCCAGGTGCTCCACCAACAGCTGCCACTCAATACGCTCCAGGTCGTCCAGTCCCAGCCACTATTGCCTACAACCAATCTCTAGTTGCTGCTTCCCTATACGTTGACTACGTTTTCCTTGATACTGATGAACGTAGAAGAATGGCACAAAACCCTCATGAATATCTTATTACCCAGCTTCAATTCACTGGTGATGAATCTGTTGGTTCATCAAGTAACAAGATCAAGCTTAACTTCAACCACCCAGTTAAGGAGTTAGTTTGGGTTGTCCAACCTGATCAAAACGTAGATTATTGCTCATCCCTAGTTTGTGATGCTCTTCTATTCAAGGTCCTAGGTGCCCAACCATTCAACTACACTGATGCCATTGATGCTCTTCCAAACGCTGTCCACGCTTTTGGTGGTCCAACTGAGGTCGGAAACTCCACTGGTTTCATCGATGCTCGTGGTCTATTCCAAGACGCTGGTGCCATGGATGCCTACATTCCTGATGGTTTCTCTGGCTACTGGCACGGTCCTTCCAACCCTTACAATGAGCCAAACCTAGGTGGTCCACAAGTTCCACTTAACGCCGCTGCTGTCGCTGCCGCCGCTGCTGCTAACTCATTAGCCAGTCTAACAGCTGTCCAAGATCTAGATCCTAACCACATTGGTGGCTCATCAGTTTCTGATGCCGGAACATTCGTTCTAACAGAAACCTCCTTAGACATGCACTGTTTGGGTCAAAATCCAGTTGTCACCGCTAAGCTTCAACTTAACGGTCAAGATCGTTTCTCTGAGCGTGAAGGTTCATACTTCGATGTTGTCCAACCATACCAACACCACACTCGAGCTCCAGATACTGGTATCAACGTATACTCATTTGCTCTTCGCCCAGAAGAACATCAACCATCAGGAACATGTAATTTCTCCCGTATTGATAACGCCGTCTTACAACTTGTTCTTTCCTCCGCCACTGTTTCTGGTACTGCCACTGCTAAAGTCCGTGTGTATGCAGTTAATTATAATGTTTTACGTGTGATGTCAGGCATGGCTGGCGTTGCTTACTCCAATTAAGCAACTTGTATCAGCATTTATGCTGTGCTATTTTTTATTTATATACAAAATTGAATAAAATTAATATTATTATATAATCAATATAAAGAGTATATATAATAATATACATAGAACAATGTCTAATAGTATAGAAATAGATAACAACAAACATTTGGAAAGATACAAAAACAAACCGCCTTCACCTTCTTATATCGCTGGTTTTATAGATGGAGATGGGTGTATTTTTATTCGAAAACTATTAAATGGTTATCAGTCAGGTATAGCAATATATCAATCAAGAACAAACATATTACAAGTAATAAGATATCACTTTGGTGGAAGTATTACATCTTCATCTAGTAGAAATAATAAAACAGAAAATATAATGACAGAGGACGGATTTTATCATAAACATAATGTAAGAAACGAGTATAATTTAATAATTCGTAGTAATGAGTATGACTTTATCATTGATTATATAAAAGACCATTTAGTTGTAAAAACTAAAGAAATAGAATACTTGAATAGTTTCAGGAAATATGTGAATATACCAGATAAAAATACTGAAAAAGAAGAGTTGTATAAACTATGTTCATATAGCAATAAAAATAAGTCTGAAAGAGATTTGAATTTTGAAAATATAAATATTGAATATATTCAAGGATTGTTTGATGCGGAAGGGTGTGTTTATATAAAAAAACAAGACTTATCTTATTATATTTCAATAACACAACAAAATAATTTAGTTTTATTACAAAAAATAGTTGAGTTTCTAGGTTTTGGAAATATAGATAGGAGAAATACTTATTTAATAATATCAAAAAAAGGTGATTGTAAGAAGTTTATTGAACTGGTAAAACCAGGTTTGATTGTAAAGTATAACCAAATATGTGAATTTGAAAAGTTTTTGGATACAGATGATATTTCACTGAAAAATGAAATATTGAAAAATACAAACAAGGAAAAACACGAAATTGAAATATTCGATTGTTCCAATACACAACAAAGTGAGAACATTACTAAAAAGGGTTATTTACAGAAAGTTCAGTATAAAAACAATATGAACAAGATTATAAAACAAATACATCAACTAGGTGTAAACAGACAAAAATCAGAAAGTATGAAGGGTGAAAAAAATCACAACTACGGTAAAAAGTTTTCAGAAGAAACGCGAAAAAAGATGTCAATATCGATACGAGAAGCAAAAGGAGTTGTAAATGATGAAATTATTATACAAGTAAGAAAATTATTATCTGATGGAAAACGAAATGTAGATATTGAAAAAATAATGAACCTTCCAAGACATATAGTAACAAATATCAAAACATGTGATATAGTTTGTAAAGACGAAGAAAAAGTTGAAAAAGTGGTTTCGTCGTGTAATGAACGAAATATCAAAAGACGAAAAATAAAACTGGAAGAAATATACTTTATATTGGACAAGTTTTTAGAAAACACAATGACGCAAGTGGATATTCTTAAAGAACTGAATAAAAAAAGAGAACAAGAAAATATAAAAGATATGGTAACAATACATATTATCAAAAATATGAAAAAAAGCATTTCGAATGAAAACAAACTACCATTTTACGAAGAAGAGAACCCCGAAAAATATAAACATTATTCAATATTACTAAAAATAAATTAAAATATATATTCGATTTGGTATCTATTTTCTTCTTTTGGTGGTTTTTCGTTTGCCTCCTTTTTTCAAGTGTCTTTCGTGGTATTTTTGTATTTCTTCTTCTGTGTATGTTGGTTCCCAGTTGTTTATTCCTGGATACTCATTATAATATAACCTATCATTCAACATAACCGGATCTGTTCTATTTGGATTACTCAACTCTTGGGTTAAATCCCTTCCAAGATTTTCTTTGGTTTGATACTCTTTATTGAAACAAACCTCATCAATATCACGATAAAAAATGGATGGATTAACGGATAGATATTCCCAATCCACTTTATCCAAATTATTTTCTAGAATATGTATTGCGTTTGGATTTCTCGATAATTTATCCCATTCCACTCTCTCCAAATTATTTTCTAAAAGATGTATTGCGTTTGGATTTCTCGATAAATTATCCCATTCCACTCTCTCCAAATTATTTTCTAAAAGATGTATTGCGTTTGGATTCGTGGATAGATTACTCCAACTTACATTATCCAAATTATTTTCTAAAAGATGTATTGCGTTTGGATTCATGGATAACAAACTCCAATTCACTTTATCCAAATTATTTTCTAAAAGATGTATTGCGTTTGGATTTCCGGATAACATACCCCATTTAACTTTGGTCAAGTTTTTCTCCAGAATATGAAATGCTTTTGGATTTGATGATAACCAATACCAATTTACTTTATCCAAATTCTTCTCTAGAAGATGGATTGCGTTTGGATTTTTTGATAAAATCCACCAATCAACTTTGGCCAAGTTTTTTTCTAAATAATCTATTGCGTTTGGATTATATGATAACATACTCCATCCATCTTTATCCAATTTATCCAAGTTTTTTTCTAAATAATCTATTGCGTTTGGATTTAATGATAAACCATACCAATCCAATTTATCCTTATTTTCTTCAACCCAAGGTAATAATTTATATTTAAACTTACACTTGTTGTTTCTGTTTTTTAATTCTCGTATTTGTTTTGGTAATTTTATGTCTCTTAATAAACTGTTTTTCTTTCTTA